GCGTGAACATGCAGTTCTCCCCCCTGTCCACGCTGTCGTCGAGCATTGCCTACCCTCCGGGGTACGCCAAGTGGCTCCGATATCAACTGGCCTGCGAGCTGGCGTCTGAGTTCAAGCTGCCGGTCCCGGCTGAGGTCAAGGAAACCGCCAGGGAGGAGCTGGGAGACATTCAAGCCGCCAACCGTCAGCAGCCGGTGTCCAACTTTGACACGGCGCTCACCGGGGGCCAGTCTATCGGAATCGCTGGGTTCCTGGGAGGGTACTGATGTCAAGGGTATCGCTTGCTTCCCCGCTGGAGACTCGGGCTGGGAACAACACGAAGGACTCCCGAACCATCAACGGCATTTTGGAGGCTGCGGGGGAGCAGGCCGGGGTTATCAAGCGCCCCGGTAGCACCAGCGTCGGTTCGGTGACTTCGGGCACTTCCCAACTGCTGGCGGAGTTCAACTCCAAGGCGGTTACTGCGATCGGCGATTCGCTGAAGGTCAACACAGTCTCCCCATTCGGCACCGATTCTACCACAGCCCTGTCCCCCTTGTACGGGTCGTTGGGATTCACTAGCGTGACCAAGGGACAGGCGTCCAATGACAAAGCGTTGTTCCTGAAGACGTCCAAAGAGGCTTGGGTACTGACATGAGGGTTCCCCTCCCCACCGACTTCGCGGCACGACTGTCCAGCGCGTCGAAGGATGCGAGGATGATCAACGGGTTGAGTGAGGAAAAGTCATCGGGGCTGGTGGTGCTGAACCGACCGGGGCTGGTCGACACAGGGTATGACTACTCCCAGGGACAGGGGCTGTTGGGACTCAACGGACTTCTGTACTTGGTGTACGGGGACAAGTTTGAGTTGGGAGGTCTGTTTTGGTTGCCCTGGTGGACTTACTCGGTCGGGGATGTGGTTAGCTACGAAGGGGCTTTGTGGATATCCACCGGGGCGGCTGCGGGGGTCGCCCCCCCAGGAACGGGGTGGAGCGCATACTCTCCGTCCGTGCCTGGATGGACCATAGTAGGGTCCTCCATACCCAACGACCTAGACTACTACCTTGCGGATTGTTTGGTCACTTCTTCGGGTATAAACTTCTTGACTGGGGCAACTCAGCGCAGTTATCAGAGCTCTGACGGGGCTACTTGGAGTTCATATACCAATTGGTCTGGGTCGGGCACATACTACGGGATAGCCCAAGGGTGGTCAGACGGCACCACCATGTGGCACTGCGTATGTTTAAATACCGGAACCCTGGACCTGTACGTAGACAAGACCGCGTATAGCTCCTTCACCCTTGTGGGGGCCGGAACGATAGGGGCCGGAGTACTAGCTGACCAAGACGAGCCTGAAACATATAAAATCGGGTCCACCCTGTACGCTCGCGCAACCAATTCCGGTTCAGTGGCTAGGTTCTTGTCTTCTCCTGACGGCGCTATATCTTGGACCCTCATAACCTCTAACCTACCTTATGCTGATTGTTCTGCCATAGTTGTAATGGGCTCCACGGCATACTCCATACCCCCCGGAAGCAGCGGTAAAAAGGTGTACTCATCCACTGACTTCGCTACTTGGACCTTACTCACCAGTGATTGGGGGCTAGGGACAGAAACTCTGAGGGTTGTGGCTAAACACAACTACGGAAGCAAGATAGTAGTGCTGTTAAGTTCAGACGACGTGGCTACAACTACTGACGGTATTGCTTGGACAAAATCATCGTTTTCATCTCATAATATACCGCCTGTATTTATCCCCAAGGCTCTGTGTCAGTACTCGGGGGATTGGTACGCTCTTGGACACTATTCCTGGGCCAAGTTGTTGGCCAGTAGCGTGCCCTGATGACCGTTCTATCTGTCACCGTCGCAGGACAACCATTCGACATGATGTCGTATGTTGCCCAACAGAGCATCTACGGCATCTTCTTCAAATCAAGGTATGACGCATTCTCGTTCGAGGCCAACGTGCTAACAAAAGTCACTGACGCAGACTACCCTGGATGGAGCAGCGTCACTCCAACAAGCATCACCCGAGCGGGCTCCACCGCCACTGTAACTCTGCCCTCGTCCGTCAACTGGCAATCTGGATCGAGCGTAACGGTGGCCGGGGCGGCGCAGACCGAATACAACGGCACGTTCACCATTACCGTGACGGACTCCACCCACTTTACCTACACGGTCACCGGCACCCCGGCCACCCCTGCCACGGGCACCATCACCGTAAAGGGCGGCAGGACTACGGTGCCCGGAGTGGTGTACCTGGACGGCTACTTCTTCGTCATGGACTCCAACGGGGTGATCTATAACAGCGGGTTGAACGACCCCCTGTCTTGGAACGCCCTGGACTTCATCACGGCGGCAATCGAGCCAGGGGCCGGGGTGGCGATCACCAAGTCCCAGAATTACGTGGTTGCCCTGAAAGAGTGGAGCACGGAGTTCTTCTACAACGCCGGTAACTCCCCAGGCTCTCCCCTCTCGCCCGTTCTCAGTGCGTTCACCCTGATCGGGTGCGCCTCAGGCGACTCCGTGGCGTCCTTGGACGAGACAGTCTATTGGGTAGCCAAGGCCCGCCAGCGCGGCCCCGGCGTGTACCGCATGAAGGAGTTGCAGCAGGAGAAAGTCAGCAACCCTGACATTGATCGAATTCTCGCCGCCGATGGCATGTCCTCTGTGTATTCCTACGGGGTCAAGATCGCCGGTCATTCGTTCTATGTCCTGGGACTGAAGACGGTCGGACTCACCCTGGCCTATGACGCCACCAGCAACTCATGGGCTCAGTGGACCAGCTTGACGGCTCAGACCCCCAAATCATGCACCATTGCTCAGACCGGGGGGTTGGCTACCGTCACCTGTACCTCCCACGGTTACACGGACTGCTCCCCGGTGACGATAGCGGGCGCGACCCCATCCGCGTACAACGGGCTATTCCAGATCAACTACGTGGACGCCAACTCGTTCACGTATGAAGTTCCCTCCGCCACTACCACCCCGGCCACCGGCACCATCACCGCCACAGGGTATGATGAGACGTACTTCAAGTACACCCGGTACGTGAATGCCGCTGGGAGGGATTTGGTACTTCACGAAACCACCGGCTCCCTGTGCGAGATCAGCGACTCTGCCTATGACGACGCCGGCGCCCCCATCAAGCTGACCATACGCACCCCCAAGGTGGACGGGGGCAACGAAGATTGGAAGACTCTGGGACAGGTCAGGGTGGTCGGTCTGAAGCAGGGAGGGGGAGCCATGTTGCGGTGGTCGGACGACGACTATACTTCATACAATAAAGGGCGTAGAATAAACCTGTCGGACCCCCAGGCGAGACTGCGGCGCTGCGGCAAGTACCGGCGCAGGGCGTTTGAGTTGATTCACATTGTGTCGCTGCCGGTTCAACTGGCCGCGCTTGAACTGGACTAGGAGAAGCATATGGGAGCGACATTGTTTGATAACAGCCCTATGATCGGGGGCATGTCCGGCAGCATGGACGACGACATTGCCTACTACCGGCTGAGGGAGCAATATCCCACGCTGGATTCTGACGCGGCAGCGGCTGGGTGGAGGCCGGACGGTCGGGGCAACTATACCCGCATGTACAATGGGGTCAGTCAGACCCTCCCAGCGTCTATGGTTGCCTCCCAATTGCAAGAACAGAAGCAGGCTACCCAGCTGAGCACCCCGGTACAGGTCGGCGGCGGCAGGGATTACCTGTCCCAGATTCAGCAGTACCTGGGCGGTCCTTTCCAGAGTGTCATGAGCAACTACGGGGCCAGTTCGCAACAGTACGATAATCCGTATGAGCAACGGCTCATGCAGCTGATGAATAGCCCGGACTCCATTGCCGATACCAACGCGTACAAGTTCAGATTCAACCAGGGACAGCAGGCCCTGGAGCGGTCGGCGGCGTCCAAGGGCATGCTCAACTCGGGCAACACCCTCGCGGCCCTGGCTGACTACGGACAGGGAGCGGCTTCCCAGGAATATGGGAACGAGTTCAACCGGCTGTCCAGCGCGGTAGGCCAGCGCAACCAGTACAACGTGGGGCGTATGGGCGCGGCCAATCAGGAACTGGGGCTGAGACAATCGGGCTATCAAGATCAGGCCGGGACGGCCTTGAAGGCTCTGACCAGCTACGACGAGAACCTGATGAACGCCAGAAACTCTGCGGCCAAAAACGCCATCGGCACCGGGCGCATAAACGCTGGCGAGAAGTCCAGAACCTCTACCTGGTAAGGAGCAAACATGAACCTGTCCGATCTACTCAACATGCAGCTGGGCGACCTCATGCCTAAGCGGCGCCAGTACGGGGCAACGGGCGAGTGGGACCCCCGTCAACCTTACGGGGCCACAGGAGAGTGGGGGCCTGTATCTCAGAACGTGGAGGATCAACGCGACCCATATGCCCAATATGGCGGCGAATGGGGAGCTGAGGCCAAAGGGCTGGAAGCTCGCGGCCTGACCCCTCCACAAGCTCAGCCCGCCATTCCGGTTGTTCCTGCTCCTGCCCCGTCCGCATTCAGGAAGGAACCTTCGCAGAACCCCATCGACAACCCGAAGGTTCCTGTCCCCAGCGGCACCGGCATGATCCGCAACACCCGCACCGGGGCTGAGTACAACCTCTCCAGCGGCGGGTCAGCCCCCTTTCCCGATCTGGATTACACCCGCCCTATTGAAGTGTTCGGACAGGGGAAGGGCCACTACCTGAAGAGCGACCCCATGGCCGCTGTCGTTGGCGGCAAGCGGGTTGACTTCGGCAGGGACACGAGCAAGGAACGCCAGCTGGCCAGGGAGGATTTGGTTACTGCCAAAGGTCAGCAGGCTCTGCGCGAGGGGGAATCGGACATTGCCCTGAAGCAGCAGAAGCTCTTAGCGAAGCCCAAGGCTCCCCCAAACTATCGCTGGACTGAGGATGGAAATCTGGAGCGTATCCCTGGCGGGGCTGCGGATGAGAAGGTGGTCAACGCATTCCACGCCGATACCCTGGGGGTACAAAGCGCCACGTCGGCTATGGACAACCTGTTGGGGGTGGCGAGCCAAGTACTGAACAGCCCAGGGCTGGAGGGCAATTACGGCCTGAAGGGGGTTCTCCCCAACGTACCTGGGGGAGAGGCGGCCAACGCCAAGGCGCTTCTCCAGCGGCTCAAAGACGTGGCCGGGTTCTCTGCTCTCAACGACCTGAAGGCCGCAGGGAAGAACGGGTCCAGCGGTCTGGGGGCGGTGACTGAGTTCGAGCACAAGATTCTGCAGAACCAGTTGGCCAACCTCGACAAGGCCCAGTCGGTCGCCCAGGTCAAGCAAGAAATCGCCAATCTGGTGAAGGCTACCGAAGCAAGCAAGCAGAGGTTGTCCAACCACTACCGGAGCGTGTACGGCAAGATGATGGACGATTCTACGGTGAATCCTCCAAGCCCTCCGCCGATAGAATCGAAGGCGACGGCCCCTACTCCATCGGATTCCGTAGGAAAATCGAGTTTTGATACCCTGCCGGACCCTACAGGGTTTGAGGGCAAGATAATCCGCGATTCCCATACCGGACAGCGCTTCAAGGCGTCCGGGGGAAGGTGGGTACAGCAATAATGCCGTCCCTTCTTGACCTTTTCCGGTTGAATAACAAAGCCCTGTCATATAATGACGTTGTAAATGCTCAGCCTCCCCCTAAATGGAGGAATCTTCCCGCCCCGCCCCGAGCGCCGGAGTGGGACATTCGCTCAGGCCTTCCCGAACCTGGCCTGGGCCAGGTTACTCCAGAGGAGTGGCTTCCCCCTGGGGCTGGAATGAAGCTGGCTTCCCTCGCCAAAGGTCTGGCGGGGAAGGCTGCCATTGCCGGCACGTTCATTGGGGCCAAGCACCCCTCCTGGATGAAGGAAGCTGCCGACGAGGCGCTACGGCTCAAGGCCCAGGGGGTTGACCCTCGTGAGATTT